ATGCAGATGAAGCTGTTAGACAAATTTATAAGAAATTTTTCAATTAATGAGGTGAAAAAATTGGTAAAATTACTCAAAGTCCATGGTTCAGAAAATAAGTTTTTCATCCTTGATCAAACTTTATTAGATACTCCCTTACCTGACGATGAATTAAAAGCTTTAGCTATTAATCTATGCAAAAATACACTCGGCGGTGCTGACGGATTATTAGTCGTCGATACTAGTGAAAATTGTCTGGGAAAAATGCGTGTCATCAATGCTGACGGCAGCGAAGCTAAAATGTGTGGCAATGGTTTACGAACAGTTAGCCGTTACCTATCTGAAAAGTATCATTTAAATGAATTCAAGGTCGAGACACTTGAAGCTCCCTTGTCCATTTCTAAAGCTGAAGATTTCTATGAAGGTGTTCCTGCCTTTAGTGTCGAAATTGCTCCTATATCCTTTAACAACACGGACCTACCTTTCAGTTATCAACAAATGCCCGAAATGATCGATCAAAATATCCCAGAATTCTTACCTAAGCAAAAATTTTCTGCTGTAGCTGTTCCTAATCCCCATCTAATCAGCTTCGTACCTGAAATCAATGAAGATGATTTAGGAACTCTAGGAAAGACTTTAAACTCCACTAATCCTTACTTCCCTGAAGGAGTCAATGTCAGTTTTGCTAAGATATTAGACACCAACAAACTATTCGTTCAAACCTATGAACGTGGTGTTGGCTTTACAAATGCCTGTGGAACTGGCATGTCAGCTACTAGTTTGATTTTTGCCTTGCTTCACTCTAATGGGTTCGATCCAACGCAAGACATTTCAGTTTACAACCCAGGTGGCATGGTTAAAACTCATGTTAATCTAAATTCCATTAAGGAACTCAGTGAATTACACTTAATCGGCAATGCGACTTTTACTCATGAAATTCAAATAAATGAACAAGACCTACACAATAACGATTTAAATAATTTGACTGTTACTGAAACTGGAGAACAAAAAAACTATCAAGCTTTTGTTGATAGCATTTCTGATTAACTATAAGAACATCTTCAATCGAGATGTTCTTTTTTATTGCACAAAAAAAGACTTATGAGATCAATCTCATAAGTCTTAAGTAGTGCGCCCAGTAGGAGTCGAACCTACAACCTTCTGATTCGTAGTCAGACACTCTATCCAATTGCGCTATGGGCGCATATCAACAACTCAACGGTATTAATTATATCATATACATTATAATAGTGTATACATTTTATAAAAAATTATCGATAAGTTTGTAATCCTTGGAGTAAACCGATAAAAAAATGTCTCTGCAACAACTGCAAAGACATTAAGCTTACGGAGAGTAGGGGTCTCCACAAGAAATGCCCAACGGCTTACTGCAACAACTAGTATAGCGTACTTTTATTCTCGTGACAACACCAATGACAACAAAAGGCTATTTTTTGTTTGTTTCTTCCTATTATACTGTGTTTTTCATTTTTCTAAGTGAAATATCTTAATTTCATTCATTCTAACATTTAGACTTCAATCAATCCATTATCATCTTTAACAAATAGATAATAAGTAGTTCCAAAATAAAAAAAGCTCTCACCCAATATTGAGTGAGAGCTAATTGTTCTGAATCTTGATTATTATTTACTTTATGCATTAGTGTATACATTAATTCTATCTAGCCTTTAAAACCAGATCCAGAAGTGTACTCGAACGGAATGTATTCATCCGTAGCTATTCTAGCCATCGGAATGCCGTTAATAATCTTGAATCCATCAATTTTAAAAGATTTGGTAGTGCTGACAGACGCATTCTGCACCCTGTTTCCTTTTGAATCAAAGACAGGTGACGGTGAATCGTCTGTATATTTAACTATGATTAAATCTTTAAATGTCGTTTTTGAAATTGGAACAAAAATATCCGTAGCAATTTGGTAGTGAGGTTCACCATTGATCATAACAATATCTGAACTCTTCCAAGTTGAGCCCGCCTCATACGTTTCTGGTCGTTCAATACCTAATCTATCTATTCCATGAGTCTGTTCTGTTAGTTTAATCACGTTTTCCACCTTAGGCTTTTGCGGAATATTGATGATAGTTTCTTCATTATTAGTTGCCTCTGGTTTCTTATCAAAGATGCCCCAGTCATAACTCATATCTTGAGAGCCTCCGCCCCAGCTTGAAGTGTATTGCCAAGCAACGATATTTCCTCTCGCCCCACAATCTGCTGATCCATAAGAAGCCACCCAAGTTCTATGCTTGTTGGCGTTTAAAATACCCTGATTGAACCAACTAGCCATCGAATATTGAAATACGTTTGTATAACCTTGAGTCTCAAGATAACTAATGAAAGTATCAACATAACTGGCTACTTGTGCCGTGTTCAAAGATGAATCTTCGACATCAACACACAACGGCGTATCTTTTCCATATCCCAAATTAATTACAGACTGTTCAAAGAACTTAGCCTCATCGATTGCATCAGTAACACTAACCGCTAGGAAGTAGTGATAAAAGCCAACGTTCATGCCAATTTTAATAGCATTTCTAGTTTGTGCTAGAGCTTTTGGATTCAAGTAATTTGAGCCCGATGCACTTCCTTGAGTTGTTTTAATCATCACCCCAGATACGCCAGCTTTAACAAATCCTTGGAAAAGAGATATGTCAGATGTCTGAAAGCTTGAAATATCCGCAAAATATTTTGTCATTTCTTTAATCCTTTCTCAAATTAGTTTGATTGTTATATGTTGGTGTTTGAACCTCAGTTGGTAATGATTTATCAATAGTAGAGACATTTTTCTTTGAAGTGTCCGTGATTAGTCCAAGTGAACCACCAATTAACAAAACCGTATTTACAATTCCCATGATTTGATTAACTTGGTCTGATGTAATTTCCCAGCCAAAAAGATGTCCCACTTGCTGACCAAATACTAAAATCAGTGAAATTAATGATACCCACCAAGCCTTTGAGTGAACATCTAATGTCAATTTATTTTTCATTTTTGTCCTCCATAGATTTGAATTGCGTACTTAGTTTCTCTACTTCTGCAGTAAGACCATCAATCACTTTGCTCTGTTTTTTGATGGTTTTACTTTGTTCAGAAATTTGTGCTCTCAATTCGATGACCTGTTCTTTTAAGTCATCACGCTCGTCCATAGCCTTTTTAGTACGCTGAAACATATCTTCGGAATACTCAGCGTAAACTTTCTCATTACCACCCTGATTTTTGACTCGTTGTAGCCATACATTGAAGAAACCACCAACGATTGCTCCACCAAGTGAATAGATGATTATTCGAATAATCTCATTCAACTTTTATCACCCCACAAAGATTCAACCGTGATTCTAATAGTAACGGCTATAACAAGAATAGTATCTAGATGTGGAATGAAGACAGGAGCATAAAAATCATGAATTAAAAAGACGATACTATAAAACATCCACACAACTGAAAGCATAAATGTAACTAAGTTCAATAGTCTTCCTGACAGATGATAGTTACATGCAACTATGGTAAAAAGGCCAATCAATATAAGTAATATCGAATATATTGGCTTATTTACCTCAGCAACAATGTAAGGTGAGTGTGGAGGACGATCCATAAAATCATTTGAAACCGTGAATACAATACCCAATACCAACGTTTCGAGACCAGTCAAAAACCAGTGGCGATTGTGCTTTAAATATCTCAATTTATTCACTTCCTTGCATACAACAAAAAGAGCAGCCGTTAAGCTGCTCCTTCTGTGTAATCTTCACCTGTAATTGTTTTATAGTCATCAGCCGTAAATAATCCACCTTTGATATATGGGACAATGTCAGATGCCTTGAGTGTCTTCCAAATTTGTACCTCTGTTTTAAGTAATTCAATCATATTTAATTCCTCCAATTATTTAGTAGTATCGGTATTTGATTTAAGTTGTTGATTCATAACCTCTGTTGTCAATTGTGTGACTGCTGCATGTAGAGTTACATTATCATTCTTTAAATCGTCACGATCTGTTTTCAATTGCGTATTATCCAATGTCAGTTGAAGATTTGATTTAGTTAGGGCTGTAACTGCTGTTTGAAGCTGTGCTCCAGTCATTTGATTAGTTAAATTTTCTTTAGTCAACTCTGTGATATTATCTCGATTTTCTTCATCAGGGGTTTTACCGGTTGAAATATGTACTAACTTAGAATCATCATCTCTGACAGTCCACAAATAACTCTCATTATTTAAAAAGGCTGGATCACTATCAACTAGTGTCCAACCTTCAAAAGATGCTTGTGTCACAGCTCCACTTTCAGGGCTCATATATGTGCCAATGATGTTTCTATCAGAATCTAATTGAATAGCTATTTTTGTCATTTTTTACCTCCTAGTCCTTATAGGTAGTAACCTTAGTAACTTTTAAAGTTGCAGTATATGTTAACCATATACTAGATCGTTGGCCAATTGGTTTCGTACATGTAACGTTGATTTTTCCATTACTTACGGTAACCTTAAAAACGCCCGTCCCAATTGCGTAATATTCATGTGGGTCGGTGTAGTATCCAGAACTACCTACTTCTCTTATTGTAATTTGATTAGCTCTTCCAAGTTGTTCACCAGTAACTGCAGAGACTACAGGGCTTGACTTACTTGAATCAGCGTAATCTAAAAAATTCATGGGGATATCAATAACATTATTCATAATGAGTTGCTCTTTTGAAATTCTGAATGTTTTATCAATATTCAAGTTTGATATGGCAACACTATGTACTGAATCAATAGTTGCATAGTCATCAAAAGTGACTTCCAATCCATCCATAACGTTTTCATAATATTCGGATGGACCAACGGTCACAATATTCCCACTAGCTGAACCGCTGAATAAATTAACAGATGGTGGCAATTGTGACATTGCAGCCTGTTTTGAAAATGTAGCAATTACATCAACGACAAATTGATAATTTGCTCCAGTAGCTCCAGAACTATCGCCATCATTGTCATAACCAGCCGTGTGGTCAATTGTCAAAGTCTTATCAACGTTAAATGTCAGTGAAAGAATTGGCGATTTGACATTTTTACCACTTAACTTTTCACCAACACCTGTGATTTGAATGTCAGTCTTTTGACCAACTGGTAAACTAGCAGTTTTGATATAAAGCGGATATGGTGCTGTAGTCGTGTAATATCCAGCCTTCACAGCATTCTTTGGATCATAATTAATTGGCACATTAGATACTGCACCTAATACACCTTTTGACATTACTGTTTTCTGAATATGTCCCAGAATAGTAATTCCGTCAAATTGACCAAAAAGCTTCGTTCCCGGATCATCTGCAAAGGTAATTTTGTTGGATTTGGTAGGGTCATCAGTACCTGACCATTCCAACTTTCTCTGTGAAATTTCACCATCTGCCAAACTACCTGGATAGTAATCGATTCCAGATGATGGATTGACTGGATTGCCACCATCTCCATCATCAGTTCCATTTGTGACAGCCATAAATTGTGTTAGATCCATATAGTTGGCGTCACCTGTAGGTTTAATAATCTTAATATCGCCTTTGGCATCTTTATAGGTTGCACCTTGAGCTGCACCTGCAGCAATTCGAGCAACCTTTGTTAAATCATTTTCAACCAATTATTCTTCCTCCTTCAATTAAGCTGTCGTAGTTGCCAATGCAGCTTGTAATGTATCAATTTTTGCCGAAATCGTAGAATCAGAAATTTTATCTGTAGTATCAATTTTTGAAATTTCATTCTTAACAAAATTTTGAGCACCAACAACACTCATTAAATACGCCGAGACGTCGATAAAATTATCTGTCTTATCAATTGGAGGCTTTACAAACTTGCCAGATTCATCCTGCAATTTGATACCGATCGGCAAACTAGTAGCAAGTTTTGCAACTCGATCTAAATCAGTCATTATTGCTCACTCCCCTCAATGATTCCCGTCAACAGATCAACCTTTGACGAAATATCTTTATCCAGAATCACATCATTCATATTCAAAACAATATCCCCCGTATTAATCCCAAATTGGACATCTGAATAGAGTCCATCATGGGTTACTAAATTTGAACCTTTGATTTGTTCAGTTAACCCATCCATTCGAGTCTGAGCATCATCAACGGATTTATTCAAAGTACCAATTTTCTCTTTGTTATCTGCCACATAGCCGTCAATTTTATCGTTGCCGGTTTTTAAATTTTCATCCAGCTCATCAGAAATTTCTTCCATTTTTTGACGAACTGAAGCCAAATTATCCGCAATGATTGCTGCATATGAATTAAGAAGATAATTTAATTGGTGATCGGCTGAAAGCTGCATTTCTTTGATATGAAACAAAGCTCGCTGATATTCAGACACATAAAAAGCCATTGCTCGTGGATAGGACACGTCATTAGCAATGACATTTAGTGAGAAGTCTAAAGTTGTATAAATTTTAGTTCTGTCTGGAGATTCAATTACAAAGTGACAATTCTTATAATATCCAGGTGTTTGAGCCACTTCAGCCGGTGGTGACCAAATGATTTGACCAAGTTTAGCTTGAACACGATTGAATCCCTCATCATCATATATTTCAGCTCCAGCATGGTCATTACCTTCAAATCGAATCAAACAATTTGTCATGTCCACAGGGCCGTTTTTAGTCAAAAATAGTATTGGTGATTTAAGCATCCCTGATTGGCCTTGACGGATACTGATTTCTTGAAAGATTCGTTTATTGGTTAGTGTATCAACCACACCTTGAGGCAGATTATGAATATGTTCATCGTCTGTATCTTCGTGTGGAAGATAGAATGTCTTAGAACCATCTAGGTAGAAAATCATTGGTTGTTCTAGTGGAATGTCGGTTTTTAGAGTACTGTATTGACTTCCAACAGGAATATGTAATTCAGGGATATTGGCTTCCTGATTAGTTGGATCCGTATTAACTGTATCTGCCATCTAATCTTTCTCCTTTTCTAAATTTTGTTTAAGTGAATCAATCTTATTCTCGATACTTGCATCTTGAATTTCATCGTTAATATCCACTTGTTTATCTCCTGTGTATGAAGGTGGAAATACACTATTAAGACTGCTGCTATCTGGCTTGTATTCAACAGCATTGTTCAGGTTGTTGATTTGTTGTTGAAGATACTTCAATTTCCCATCTACTTCAGACTTAGAATAATATCTTTCATCGATTAATTTAGAAATTGACTGAGTTAATTCAGATAATTGTTCATCAGTTAATTGTTTGAAAAATTTAATAATTGAATTTTCGTTATCGGATTGAATTGCCTGATTCTTTAGCAATAAATTAATTGCCTTTTCGACTGTCTCAATGTTGTAGCTGTTTGAATGAAACATCGAAGGCCCTACTAATTCTTGAGTTAGTCGGTCTAAATGAACTTGATTGCCGTCAAATCCGGTAATGTTTTGTAGATTTGGAAATTTCAATACTTGCTTCAAATCAATCAATTTGTAATGCTTTACTACTGTTCTACCAGCTTGATCATTACCAATAATTTCAACAATTTGATTATTAGCCTGGTCGATGTAAGTAGTACCAGTCTTAGATGTCGGTGTTATTTGATTGTTAGGCAGTCGCCCATATTCAATCAATTGAACATCTTGATACAAATCAGGTGAATAAAATTGACTTGTTCCATCATATCTTTGCATTAACTTCCCTCCTGACTTTCTAATTTTCTTATTTTTGCTGATAATTTTTGAACTTCTTTAGTAAGAAGTCTGTTATTCCGATTTGATAATCGTATCTTGTCCGACATGTCATAATTGATATTGGTTCTGGACACTGTTGAATTATCCAGAGTCAATGTCATAGGTGAATCGTTTGTTAAAGGATTACCGCTCACACCATTCAAAGTAATCATTGTTTGAATTCCTAAAGGCTCTGCATTCAAATAGCTTGTGTCACCTAATTTCAACGTATCATCTTGAAAACTCACGTTGATTGTTAGTTCAACAATTGGCTCCGTCTGCATAACTGAATCAGCATATTTTTCATCGCAGCTGCATCTTTAATTTGGTCATTAGTAATATCTTCACCGATTATCAAACCGTGTTTAGCACTAGATTTAGCGTTGTAATAAAAAAACGGCTCAAAGTAGTATTTCACTTCGTCCGTTTCTGTTTTAGCTGTGTCATCTGTAGCGGTTTCTACTGCAGTCGGCTCAACATCAGTATCACCATCAAAGTTAATATCATCAGCACAAATCCATTCATTTGTAGCTACCTGGTACCAAGTTTTCCCACCGTATCCATCTGATACAGTTCCATTGATTTTCCACTGTGTACCATTGTCCAAAACTCTACCAGTAATCTCATGTTGTCCGGAATATGGGGAATCATATATCTTAGCTGAGGTTGGTGCTGTGGTAGTTTCATCATCCCCACTGCCAGTTGTTATGTCAGCGGCTTTGATAGTACCTTGCCCCCAAGTTTGCTCAACAACATGGCTTTCTGATTTGATATCGTCAGACTTATTAAAAGGCATATATTTCGAATTGATCCATGCATTAATTCCAACCCGATACCAAATTACGCCATCAATAGAAACCTGTTCATCAACTGACCATTTAGAGCCGTTTGGCAGTTTTTGACCTGTTAAAGAGCTATTTCCAACTGGTGAACTATAAACGGGAGCACCGCCATCTTCCATCGTTGAGATAGTCCCTCTGGCGTTACCGGTTGAGGTAGCTGCTGAAGTACTTCCACCACCGCTAGTAGTACCCGTGGAATCAGATGAGGCACCACCATCAGCGGTAGTGTTATGTTCATCATCAACCGTAGCACCGTAAAGCATGGCACCATTAACAATTGAAGTAGAATCAACAGATAATTCGATGTCATTCGTGTTATGCGACCAAATATATTGTTTATTATTAATATTCTTATAACTATTGCTATCAAAAATCATGACTGTTTTACCGTCCGGATACCACTTGGCACCATAAGAATCGACAGCCTTCTGAACTGCATCAAGTCCGGAACAATTACCCCAATCGGTGATATCAATATTGTTGAAGTTACCATTGATTTGATAGGTAAAACCGTTTGTATTGTACTGACTACCAAAGATAAAACTCAGCATTGAATCAATAGAATAGCTTTGACTTCCCTTATTGACCTTGAATTGTCTGAAATTCTGAATATTGAAGATCTCATGTGTGGCAGTGACATCTTTAGTAACAAGGTCATCAATGTATTTAGGTACACTCTGCTTGATTTGATAGCGTTGGCCATCAAATACGATATACGTATCATTTTCCAACATATCGAAAGACACGCCGTCATGATCATTAAGATAGGCAGTGAAAGACACTTGAAAACTAGAACTCACTTGCCAATCGACTTGAAAAGAATCTTCATTTAGACACGTCAACCATTCTTCTTTCTGGCCATCAAATGATTGAATGTAAATTTTGTGTCCGTTAAAAGCCATTAGAAATAAATGAAGTAAAACTCAAAAGAGATATCTGAATTTGATAGGCCAGAAATTTCAAACTCGTTATCGCCTTTTGCAAGTGAAATTGTTCCATGATTGCTGTTAATCCCATCGGGTTGGCCATTAATATATGGATTAACACCATTAAGAATCAATTCATCATTTGTACTTAAAACTCGATTATAGGTAAATACTTCTCCTGTAGTCTTATTGGTAAGGGTTGGCGAACCAACGCCTGTAATGTGAATTTTTAGTACGTGATCTTGCCCTAATGGGTCAATTCTCACAGAACTAGGATTATAAATAGAAAACTTCTTTTCTTTGGACTCGAAGGAAATATCTTTATTAGGTATTCCCATGCCAAATGAAAAGAAGTTTTTATTTTTAAATATTTCTAGTGACGTTCCAACACTCTCACGCATTCCAGTGTAATTATTAAATGTAATAATCAAGCTGGCTTGATGTTCATTGAAATACGTTGGAGCAAATACTTTAGTTTTAACCCGATATTTGAAAGTCGGTTCGTTTCCGAATACAATCCAAAAGCCACTGCGAGTCATAAAGAAATTATGCAATTCAGAATATAACATTCTGAATTCTGTTTCATTTTCTCCATCTACCATCCAGGTAGAATTGATATCTCTACTATCAAAATTAGATGATGTTAAATGTTGACCATCTCTAGTATTAATTTTCTGGAAGTTATCAATAGGATTTGCTTGAGCAACATCCCAATCATAGCAATGAACCCCAAACAAATCTTGAACGTCATAATATGATTTCCAATTGACACCGTCACTACTAATGGCCACTTCAATTGGATCTTCAGGTAAAGATGATAGACTATCTCGCCCATGGCTGAATCCGTATGCATGTGGCTTTGGATTAGTCAATTCATCCTTAAATACTTGATTTGTCATTATTGTCTCATCCCTCTCTGATAAGCATAAATATCAGTGTCACGTCTGTTTTGTTGATTTAAGTTGCTTGAAGTTCTTGCAATATTGACTTCTGGTTGGAAGTCCTTTCTATTGATTGAACCAAGCAAATTGATAACACTATCCAGCTTTCTACCAATGTCTGAAGAAATATTACTTGTTATGTTTGATGACATTCTAAATTCTGGATGGAAGTCTGCCATTCTACCAATCAAATCGCCAAGAAGTGGAATGGCGGAAGGTTTAGATGGATTAATAGCAAACTCATCACCATCTTCACCGATAATGGCACTTGTAGCATTAAATACATGACCACCGTTGGCCATTAATCTTGGACCACTAGGTCCTGAAGCTTGCCCACGCCATTCGCCATATTTTCCGTTATATCCCATACCCATATCAGAACGCCATGTAGCATCATTAAATAATGCAATTAATTGGTCAAAGGCACTATGGATATTAGTGTGACCCGGCATGGCGTAATGCATGAATGTTGGTTCTATATATTGAAGAATACCGGTTGATGGGTGGCCAGCTTTAGCATTGCTATCCCAATTATTTGTGATATTAGGATCACCACCAGATTCATTAGCAATGATTCTTTCAATCATATCAACATTAAAATCGGTAATTGATTGATGCATATAAGCAGCGGCAGCTTTAATCATTGGACCGTATGCAGTAGCAGGCATTTTGCCAGAAACTGTGACTGATTGAAGTTGTTTCTTGAAGCTTTCAGCCAAGCTCTTAACCTTATCAGCAACAGCTTTAACAATTCCATGACCAGTAGCAGGTCCCATTTTGCTTGAAAATTCTTCTTTAGCAAATTTACCATTTGTGACTGATTCGAATGCCTTAGATAAATTCCCAACAGGGTCTTTAATAAAGTCCTTAGCAAATTTAATACCTTTTTCGATATCTCCACCAATTTCTTTCATCTTAGAAGATACCCAAGAGCCTACGCCACTAGCCGCATCAGATATTCCGTTTTTGGCCATATCAAAGAAATTAGATAAACTATCTCCAATACCATTTTCATAGTGAGGAATTAAACCAGTTTCAACATATGGTCTTGCTGCTTGAGCAGGTAAAACTGATGAACCTTGTGGTAATGGCAGTACAACATTTCTTTGTTGAGGCGAGAACATATGTCCATTTGGTAATTTAACAATTTCACGATAAACACTAGAGTGAGCATCATTAATCTTTGCTAATCCACCTCTGTGGTAATTGGATCCAGTTTCAAGAGTCTTAATTTTTCCTAAGCTCTTTCCACCGAACATTTTGATAACGCCATTGATAGCTTCAATACCTGAATTAACGATTCCAATGATTCCATTCCAGGAATTTTTAGCAATATCCTTTAATCCATCAAAAATATTTTTGAATGTGTCAGATACTCCTTGCCAGACTGAGTGCCAAGCTGATTTGAAGTTAGAACTGAAATCAGACCACCAAGAATTCATACCACTTGAAAAATTGCTATACCATTTAGATAATCCACTGAACTTCTTACTAAAGTATGAACCTACGCCAGACCAAACTGAGTTCCAAGATTTTGAGAAACCAGAGCTAAATCCTGACCACCAATCATCCATGCCGGCACTCCAAGAATCTGCATTCTTTTGGGCTTCATTGAATTTCTCTTTTAAATCCTTAGCCCATTTAGATTTTTTGACTGACTTAGACATGTTAGACATCTGTTTACCAACATCATCAGATGATTTCTGAATAGATTTGGACATGTCTGACATAGTATTGGACATATCTTTGGAGAATTTCTTCATATCAATAGCTTTAGAAATTTTCTTCCAAGATTTTTGCCAGCTTTTAGCTATTGGATCAAAGATTTTACCGAGCCATTTTGTTAGTCCATTCCAATCTTTCTTGATTGATTTAACCAATGAAGAAATTGATTTTTTAATTGGCTTAACAAGTGGCTTAGTTATCTTCACACCAATACCAACGGGGAAAGCTAAAGCATATAGTGCTAACTTACCAAAGCCTTTCATCCCTTTAACGATGCCTTTAACAATATCACTACCAATTTTGGCAGTATTTTTAGTAAATGACTTAAAGCCTTTTTGAAAATCCTTAACTAAATTAGATGCCCATTTTTGAATGGATTTACCTACTTTAGTATCTTTTAGAATCCAGGCACCAACGCCAGCAAATGGATTAACCAGTGTCAGTAGTATTTCTTGCTTGTGTTTCTTACCAAAACTAACAATTCCTTTAGCCCATTCGGCTACAGCATCTCCAGCTTTTCTTGAGTAATAACCAGCCTTTTGAATAATTCCTTTTGGTGGCTTTGCACCACGTCCAGCTTTATTCCATCCATCAGTAAACTCTTTAGCAGCTTTACCACCATATTTACCAATTACACGGCCTAACATAGCGCCAGCAGCTTCACCGGCCGGACCACCTAGCATGAATCCGACACCACCACCAATGGCAGTACCGGCAGCCTTACCAAATCCTTCAAATTTCTTTTCTGGATTTTTAGCTTTAATAGCACCGACAATATCTAATCCAGCACTAGCAGCAATACCGGCAGTAGCCACGCCAGTCCCAATTTTGGCACCTTTAGACATACTGCCAATATTAACTTTTGAGAATTTACCGCCTTGAGTTACTTTGCTTAATAGATCTTTTAAGCTAAGCAATTGCTTCTTTGTTTCTGCAATTCCTTCAGTACCGAATCTGAATACAGTTTTCTTATTTTCTCCAGATCCGATAACTTTAGTTAGCAGGCCACCACCTTTTGACTGAATGCCCGCCAATTTTAGCAGTGGGTCAAATGCACCCTTAGCCATTTTGAATGTTTTCATGGCAACAAGATAACCAGCAATAGCCTTAATGGCCGTTTTATGTTTAGCAATACCTTTTAAGGCATCAGCAACTGCATGTAGTGGATCACTTGCATCTTTAGAGCTGTCTTTCATTAATCCTAAGCCACTACCAATTGTAGTGATAATAGAACCAGCATCTTTCCAGATTGCATTAAGAAATACTTTTAGGATTTCATTCAAACTACTACCGACAGTCTTCAAATCTTTAGCATGGTCAGTAATGTAGCCAAAAAATACTTTGAATCCTTTATTAACTGAATCGATACCCCTATTCAGGTTTGCTGCAAAGTCCTTTTGTCCGCCAGTACCACCAGAAAGAGCACTCATGGCATCAGACATCCCACTTGATATTGTTTTACCTAAGTCGCTGAATTTATCTTTTGTGCGCTTGTCAGCAACCCAATCAGATACAGTTTTGTAAATTGGATTTTGTGCATTTAAAAATGGCTCAGTGAATGCTGATAGTAAAACAGGAACTTGACTTTGGATAGTACGCTTCATACCAGCAATTGTGGCACTAAAGTTCTTTGTAGCCTTGCCATACTTGGTTGCAGTGTCTTCCAAAACTTTATCCATTGTATCAGATGAAACCTTGCCGGCTGAAATCATATCGTTCAGCTGTTTCATGGTTAAATCTTTGTTACCAGTCATCTTCTGCTCGGTCTTAAGTAGCTCAATTCTCAACTTAGGAAAGACATTAACAAAAGACATCATATCTTGAGCTGAAACCTTGCCATTTGCAACCATCTGACCCCACTGAGTTCCGAAGTTCTCAACTTCATCATCAGTTTTACCGAATGCATCCTGTAGTGTTAATACTGAAGTCGTCAATTTCTTAGTCGTTGCAGCACTATCATTAACCGAATAGAATTTCTGATTCAATTGATCAACCATGTGAGTCGAGTTATTAGCAGCTATGGCCATTTTATTGGTCATATCTACCATTTTTTGACCATCTTTAGCGTTACCGGTCAAAGTTTTCCAAGTAGCATTCATAGTTTGTTGTGCATTGGCGTATTCCATCGCCGCTGAAGTTGCGGACTTCAAACCACCAACGATTGACATGAGTCCAGTCGTCATCATGGATCCAACAAAACTACCTGCTAGGATAGATTTAAATTGACTTGTTTTTTCTTTAGCCTTATCAATATGGCTACTAAAATTACTTAGAGCACTGTTACCACTGTTAACATCAGCATCAACTTTGGTATTCACATGCTTAGGAATCTTGTCAGTTTCACGAATGAAGTCATCAACATCATGTGTATCAGCTATCGCATCGAGCTTTGTACGTGCTTCTTTAGGCACCTTTTGATAGTACTGCTCAAAGGTAGTGAAGCCTTCCTTTTCAGCCATAGCCTTTAATGTGGATTGTTGACTACGTGGCAGACTTTCCAAATCATTCTTAAATGCCTGGAATCCACCTTTTTCAACGTTAGCCTTTAATTGAGTGTATTTATCTTTAGGGACGGTCTTCATGTAGCCTTCAAAGGTATCAAAACCATTCTTTTCAGCCATTGCCTTCAATGTAGTTTGGACATCTTTAGGCAATCCTTGAAGCTTTTGGCCAAAGGAAGTAATTCCTTGTTCTTCTGGAGTAGCACCAAGTTTTACTTTCTTATCCTTGATACCATCAATGGCCTCTTTGACCTTATTAGCTGTTGGCGTTAATTGATCAGTACCCTTAAAGTTAATAATCTTATTAACAACAATATCCGACATTTATTCTCGTCCCCTTTGCATAACCAATTTGTAGAATGCCTGTGCATCCTTTTGCTTTCTTTCGGATTCATTCGACTCTTTGCCAAACTTCTCCGCATAATCCTTAATTTGGCCCAATGCTGTATCAATTTGCTGGTTTTGGCCTTGAATATCGTCAATTAGACCAACTGGCCGAACCATTGAATTGGATACACGCTGATTAGTTAAATTGTCGTATTGAGCTAGTAAAGCACCTCTACATAGGTCATCAAATTCATTAGGAGTGAGCTTCCAAAAATCATCAATGTTGGTAATTCCGATTATTCTTCTAGCCCTGGTAATTTGCTCATCTAAGTCAAACTCATTTACTTCTTCATGACTTTCATTCTGTTCTCTGCGTTCTTCATCTGTTCTTCTGCTTGATAGATTTGAATTTGAGTCGTTTCTTCGTCTTCTGGCTTGAGTGAGTCGATTTCTAAGGTCGCCTTCATACTGTCGATCACATGATTCCCGTATTTCTTGTAGGCTTCTACCTTTGATTTTAAAAAACCTGATGTGGCAAGACCCTTAAGGATTTCATCTGTTGTTTTACGAATATCGTCAAAAGCACCTTCATTGTCCAATTGATCAACAATTGCATCTTCTCCAAGATCACCGCCAGCTGCTGCCTTAAAGAAGTCAATGATTGTATCAGGATCATCAATAAAGAGTCCATCTAGAAAATCATAAAAATTAGTAGTTCGCTTATCTTTATCAGCACCAGCAATATTCTTGTAAAGTCTGTAATTATACGATGGTTCGACATCTTTATTTTTGATTTTTAGAGTTAGCATTTTTAAATCTCCTAAAATGAATTTGATTCCAACCACCACCACTCAAGAAAGTGAGAATGCTTTTAAGTTAGCTAGTCAGCTGAGACATTTGCCCCGTCACTTGTGGCGTCTGCTTTCACGTCTGCTGGCTTGTCTGGAGTCTTTTCAACTGTAAAGCCTGGAACGTCTACCTTTTCAGACTCAAGTCCAGTAGTAGCATCCTTGAAAGAAATTTTATAATCACCATCTGCAACAGTTGTGCCACCGGTTAGGCCAGTGATTACAGTAGATAAATCACCTTTAGTTCCTTCAACAACTTTTTTGCCAGTCTTGTCGTAAATAATTTCTGTTTGATTAGTTCTGTCTGCCATATTTGAATACTTCCTTTAATTATTTTTTAGCTAGATGAAACATCTGCACCTGTCCCGGTTGCCTTAGATTGAACATTTTGCGGTTCTTCTGGAGCTTTTTCACTGCCTGCATCATCGTCAACAGGCTTATAAGCTGGGCCCATTACGTCCTCACCAGTAGTTGTGTCTTGTACTTCAATGGTGTCATCGTCAACAGTGTTATCAACGAAGTCACCATTGTCATCAACACCCAAATCAGTACCATGTGAGAAGTTATAGAACTTGGCTAGGTCATCCAAAATACCATCATCAAGATCTTCTTCATAAAGCTCGAATGCATTTTCATCTGAATTGATTGCACATTCCATACCATTGACTTCGAATTGGAGATTGGATGTCATTGTTCCACCCAATGCTTCTGTGTTAGGAAGGTTGGGAACAAAACTTTGTGAGAATTGTGCTTGAATCTTACGATGCGGCTTAGTACCGTGCATTGTGTTTAGATCCATTCTCCATAGACCAATTAATTCACCCTTTTCCCAGGCTGCATATAAGTCCCAATACAAATCTTTCTTGTTCTTTTCCGGAGCAGAAAAGATTACATCTACAGTACGTTGTTGGTTGATTGAGCCGACACCTTTAATATTGGCCCTCTTAGTTGCTGTAGATTGTAATGTACGTGTATTAGTTCCTGATGTGGCACCCTGGAGTCCTAAAATATGAATCTTATTTGCTAGTGGTTCGTGCTTGATACGTTTGTAAAGATAAATAATGTTATCGGCATCACGGCCACGAACTTCAGCTTTAAACTTGTTGGATACTGCTGTATCTACCATTTAAATTCCTCTTTTCTAATAATTTACATAAAAAAAGACACCCATTTTATAAATGAATGTCTAAATAATTAATTTTTCTGTAATGTGATAATCAAATGTAATTGTTACATGTCTCAGCGATTTAGAAGTTGAATTATCAATTGTTTCTGATGATTGATTAAACGCATAAGATTGGCAATTGTAATTGGACAATCTCAAATACTTGAGATACTCACGGATACTAAATAATGTATCCATCATCAAGCCATGATCGTTATCAACATCATCAAAGTAGTCAACATAAAGCGTATATGTAGAACGCTGTTCATTCTTAGCACGCTCTGCATCAATATTTTGACCACTTGAAACAATAATTTGAGGATATTCATTACTGTCAACTGCATTTAAGTCAAATACAGGGGCATCCGTGATAATCTCTAACGTTCTAATTGCTGATTGCAGCATGTCATGTTGTGGTGAAATCAATTAATCACCTACTTTATCGATTTTCTAATAATTTCATCTGAATACTTGTCTACATCAAGAGCCATCCCCGAATCGTGCATGACATGATGGGCCGGATAGTTCTTGTTCTTCAAGCCGTATTCAAATGCCTGAATGTACTCATATCCGTCTATAGATTCAGCGTTAGCATAGATATCTGACTTCATACCGTCTCTACTTGGATGCTTAGCTACTGACTTCCACAAGTTACCATGTCCTACGTAACCAGATTTCGAGTGATATTGGCGCTCTTTGATTAACTTCTGAGCCCCGTCAACTTCATCATTAGCAATCTTGTTGATTACCTTAGGAATATTCTTCTTCAATCTTGCCTTATCCTGGAGGACTAACTTAGCTAAATCTTCATTGCCGGAATCTTTTAATAATTTAGCCATTGAAGTTAAATCATCACTGAAATTATCTTGGGCTTGAACTCTAACAACTGGCACATGTTCATTATCCCAAGCCATTAGCTTTTCACCTCTGTATCACCACAATAAATGTCAGTTTTGAAATGGTGATTTCTAATTTGTGCAATTTGTAAAACACGTGCCTTATTTTCTTGATAATCTTCAACAAAAGCTACCTTGTCAGCATTATAAATGCCTTCCAATCTAATTACATATGAATGGTTGTATTGCTTTCCAATAGCATTATTTTGAGATTGTGAACCATTCAATTCAGTAACTCTCGCACCTCTTACAATTTCTTCGTTATAAACTACTCGATGATCTAGGATATCGGTATTTTTTTTATTTGATTTAGTCAATAGGACTACATTTCTTATCATCAATCGAACGTCACTATCCTTCCTCGGTTGTCGCTACCTTTTAGATTGTCTAAATATCTATTTAATTGAGGATAGAACTGTTCAATATCATTGCTGTTATAAGAATAAGATAGACCTTCCTCACTAGAAGATGCCGTACCTTCTGATCCAGCTTTAGTAAACTTGGCTTCAGCCATTTGAGTAATGATACCTTTTAAAACGTCTGGTAGAGTATCTTGCCCAATATACAACTCAACTTCTTGCATAGCTTGATTGATATATATTTTAAAGACATCGTCCATTTCATCATTCTTGATACCTTTTAAAGTTTTGAAATCTCCAAGAATTGAATCCTCAATTTTTACTTCATCAGCCATTAAATCACCCCCTAATTTGCAGAAATAATAGCTCCGTCAGCGGTGGCCATTGAAGTTACCTTAGTTGGTTTTGTCGGTTTTGTTTTAGCGCCACCTGAACCTGATGGCGTGTCTATTTTGACAATAATACAGATGATTGAACTAATTCATGTGGGTTTGCCAATGTTGGCAATGCTGAAGCTGCTGCTTTTGTCCAAGTACCTACTGGATCATTGCCTTCCTCATACATTGTTGCGTACACATTTCCAATAACACTATCTAGGCTACCCGTTGACATGAGTCTGCTTTCTTCAGGTGTTGGCCCAAATGCTGTATTACCACATGTGTCATCGTTGAAAAGAACAAACTTATCTTCAGGGAAGAACGTCTTAGTTTTATATGTGCCATCAGCTTTTTGAACACGATACTTGAGATTATTTTCAACAATTGTTGGCAATCCTTGACCTTCAAGATAGTTATTAAGGTTGGCTACTGAAGCAATTTGGCCAACACTCTTGAAGTATGCAAGCAGATTTTCATTCTTAAGCAAAGCACGCACTACTTTACGTGATGTAAGAATCTTAGTAGGGTCTGAATCGAATTCATTGGCCCAATCAAACATGTCGTTAATAACATCGGCTGTAGGGTCATCCCATGACTTTTTAACAGTGATTTTATGTTCCTCAGGTAATTGATAATCTAATTTCCAATCTACTTTGGAATCATCAGGAGTAACAACACCCGTTGAAAGTAGTTGCATACGCATTAATTCAACACGAGCTAATACATCTTGAACCATATGATCAGTGTCAGCATAAACAACTTGAGTCAAATATTCTTGTTCTTCTGGTGTACGTGGATTACGTAATCCAATTAAATCCTTTTCTTTTAATTGCACCTTGCGCTTGATATAGCCAAGTTCAGCGGTACGCTTGTTGGCTTCACGACTTCCAATTTGTGCTTCAGCATCAAAGGCTGAGATTGGTGCAACAACTGGTGTAGATGTTGAATCTTCTAGGATTTCAATATCTAGGCTTTCGACTTTGCGTGATGGAAATAAAAGATCACCAATGTATTGCTTGTATTGACGATTCTTTACATAAGATAGAACCGACTTTTGATTGAATAAATCTAAAATAGCTGGCATTTATTAAGCCTCCTCCTTAAGATTTGAGAATGTAATTCTATTAAGTGCTGTAACAGCTTCAGCTGATGGTTGTACTGGCAATCTTGCGGCGTTTAAGAAACCATCAACGATTCCTCCAACCATTTCAGGGCCATGTGACACATCTACATCATTGATTGTCACGGCTGTTGCTGTTGCATCATTGGCTGGAACGATTGAACCAGCTGGAAGAATTCCATCAACAACTCCTGGTGTTTTATCATCTACAAGAGTTGGAAAAGATACAAATTTTTCACTGTCGAAGAAATTAATTTCATCAACGTGTTTATTACTACCAAAATACATATTTATTCCTCCTTATTTTCTTGCCCAGGGGTCTTTTGGAGACTCTTGGTCTTGTTTATTTGCCATTTCTGCAAATTTGGAACCAGAATTTTGAGTACGATTATCATTTGTGCCGGCATTAGGTGTTTTCTTTCCTTTTGTGGCTTCAAGAACACCATTATGAACTGAGCTGTTATACATCTTTTTGAAGTTGGCAATATTTTCAGCTCTCTTATCTTCATTGAGATCACTCAGCATTGTTGCGAAGTCTGTTGGAAGTCCATCATTTGATAAACGTGTTTTAGTGTCATTAAGAGCATCACGTTGATTTAAGGCCGCTTCTCTCTTATTTAATTCGTCTTCACGTTCCTTCATATCATTTGCATTGCGCTCTTTGTCAGACATCTTGGCACGTCTCTCACCTTCACTGCGAGCTTTATCAAGCAATCCAGGCAATTCATTATTTTTAAAGTCATTCATTTGACTGGCGAACATCTTTCGAACATCGGAACGAGTATATTTTTTGTCCTCGTTTCCATCTCCATCTTCATTACCTTTATCGCCATTATCATTATTAGGTTCATTAGCATTAGAATTGTCAGACCCGTTGGCACCAGCAGCATTACCGGCATCCCCTTCTTCTGCAAAATATTGAAGATTTAATTTCAATGGTGTTCTTAATAGTGATTTCATACTTAAATTCCTCCTACATACTTTTAAGTGGTATAACTATTTATCAGCTGTTTTTTAACGCCAGCAACCGAAAAAATGGCAATAAAAATAGCACTCAAATTGTGTGCTAAAAGAGTACTTTGATTTGTTATGATTTATATAGAAAGAGTGAAGTCAACATTGCTAATTCCATATTTGATTAATTTATATTATTTAATTTTGGGGGGCTTTCAAAAATGAATTTAGATCCTAATTGGACTCAGGCCTTTACGGCTATCGTAGCTATTTTTATCTCAGTATTTGGTCTATGGTTTCAAAACAAACAGGCCAAAAAACGAGAACAAAATTCAGAGAAACGAAGAACAGAAGATTATAATCGTCATATAAAAGATGTAAAAGATCAATTTGCAGAAATCAATCGTCAAAGAACAGAAGATTATAATCGTCATATAAAAGAAATTAATGAACAACAGCAAAGGGAAAAAGACCTTAAAGAACAGGGTTACAATGCTATCAAAGATAATATTACAAACTATGTGGATTATAAACTTAACAAGATTTCTACTGATGATTTTATTTTTTACAATGATAATAAATTCGAGAAATGGCTAAATGATAACTTATCTATTTCTAAAGATTCAACTGAACGGCAAATACTCCAAATTGGAAAAAAGCTCGTTAATTTAAAGATTGATCCAATTTATGACCAAAACCGTATCCCTGAAGTAAAAAAATTTTTAGAAGAAATGAATTCCTTACACTAGCTTATAACTTCTCTAATTCTTCACTAACATCATGATCAGATGTATCCCAATCATTATCGCTATTAGCTTCAATAACAGTACATTGACAGTTGTAATGCATTAATGGAAAATTAACACCTTCCTCGGCATCAGCAACGTTATAGATATTTCCATCCAAACTGGCACAGTCTTGGCATGTCGTTGGTGCTTCAAGAGATATAAACTTATATTTCTTTACCTTATCATCTTTAAATTGTTCTAATCGTGTTCTGTTCAAAGTTTGAGCTGTAGCTGTTCTAACCATTCCGGCAGCTCTTCCCATTTGGCCATTAGTGGATTTACTTCCACCCGTCAGAATGTTAGCCACTTCTTTTTGCCAGTTTAACGAGTCCTTTGGAGATTTAGCAGCCCTTTCAGCGACTTCATTGACTCGCCTAATAATTTGAAGTGTCTGCTTATTAATAGAACTAAACATATTAGAATCAACGTGACGATCTAACACGGCATTTCTAGCTGACCGTTGAAGAATAGAATCGATACTTATTGACCGCTTTGTTTTGCGATTATAAGTATTAATTTTTTTCTTTGCACTTTTGTAATTCTTAGAGTGAACCACATCAGGAATATACTCAGTACTAACAGTAATTTGAACCTTTTGAATTAACATTTGTCTAACAAATTCTTGAGTTATCTTTGCTGTTAAAACATTCCCGTTGGTATTTAATTTTTTGCCATTAAAAGCCGTTCTAATAAAGCTCTGGTCGTCTTTACTAACGTTTTCAAAAGTTTCCTTTATATTCGATAGTACTGTGGCCACATCGTCCGGATTAGCATTAGAATTCCAAGCTAGATCACTTGCAACAAACGAAGCAATCATATCAATAACATCTTGTTGATTGTTCTTGTAAAGCTGTTCAATTTGCTTTACTCTCTCATCCTGCTTACCATAGATAGCCTGAGCAATTTCAATAGCCTGCTTTTCTGTCAGTCTCATTACTTACTACCACCACCAAAAAAGCCTTTAATCTTATCTAACATAGATGGATTATCGGCTTTTTTACTATCATCATCCCTAGGCTCATCTTCACTAGAATTATTCGGAACCCGTTTGAATACTTGTTGCATTGGATCAGCATCCATATCTTGCTTGTCCTCATCTTCAACACGCTGTTCTTCGGTATCAGAGTTGATTCCCGTGTACTTTTGAACTACTTCACGGATAGTTTGCTTTGATTCGGTTCCAAGATTAGCAAGTACTTGAGCATTTTGAAGTGTTTCAGTGTCATTCTTAGGTAAGTTTGGTGTGTACATGATTTTGTAATTTTCAACATCATCAGCACTTGAGATTTGACCAGTAACCTCAAGATAGTTACCAAGAACTCTAAGTCGTCTCATCAATCCACGAGTGTACAAACTTTCTTGAATTGAGCGCTCCTGGTCACTGCCCCACAATTTATAAAGAATGGCCACTCCCGAAGAATTAGATGCAAAATTCTCATCTGAAGTATCGGGCGTATTTGTATCCTTGTGTATTTGAGCTGATAGCCAATCTACATATACCTTCCATTCTGAAACATTCACATCCTTAGTAATATAACCAGCATCCGGAGTTATTACAGATGATGAACCATTAATATCATTTCTAACTTCTGGCTTTAGCCACATAATGGCATTTTTTCGGTCAATTTGTGGATGCTCGGAAGTATTACCATTGCTATCAGTTACATCAAAATCACCGACAATTTTCAAAATGGCATTAGCAAAATCTTCTTGAGAATTAGCCATTTCTGAAACAGCTTTATCAACGGCATCAATCTTATCCAATGAGGCTTCCCAGTCGCCCATTCTTTCATCGTTGTTGATATATTCGGTTAATGGAACACTAAAGAAATAATGTTCTTCAGCATTATCAAGTTTTAAATCTGACCCAGGTGTTTTCCCGTCACTAAAATAATAAATTGAATCATCAGTATAAACCTCAGCATAGTACTTTGGCTGATTCTGATAATCGATTAAGTAATATCTGACTGCAAATAGTGAATGCTGTTCAATCGTCGTATCATAAACAACAAAAGCATTTGCTGGATCAATAGGGCGAATAGCAACTTCATTAGTATCTTGCTTGATATATTCAAGCTCATAAGCACGACCGGTAACACTTAGATTCTTCTTCATTACCTTTTCATGATATTCTTCATCATTTTGGCTATTGAACTCTGCCAAGGCTTCTTCCAAGTCATCATCCCTACCTTTGTCTTCATTGTATTGAAACTTGATAGGATTACCGACAGAATAACCAACACGGGTGTTAGTAATAAATTTAGGAAAGCCAGCAGTAACACGATTGTCTGCCCTATTACTTGAAATATTAATATTAGCGAAGTGTATATCATTTTCACCTTTGTAATACCTTTCTAGCTCCAAGATTCGTGGTAGTTGATACTGATAATGTTGCGTTAGAAAATATTTTAAGATTGGAATAATCTCTTTTGGGTCATTCTTAATATCATTCCATTTACTTTCAGGAATCATATACTGTTTGTTTGCCTTTATTAATCCACCTACCCAACGATTACCATTCAACATATTAATTGACTGCCCTAATGCGTAAGGGTCTTTATCTGTCGCCATTTCATCACTCCTTTCTGGTTAAATCAAACCGAGTTTTCTTAAACTGTTTGTTCCTTTACGTTTATCCATTGGTTTTGGAATACCTTGAACACGTTTATAAGTAGCAATAATGTAACGGATTGTATCCATAACATCATCATTTACTTTTAAGGGTTCGCCAGTTTTGTCATCCCAAACATACTGATATATTTCATCTAAAAACCAGTGATACTTATTAGAACCCTGGTTGATTCCAGTATTATCAATCGCATCTTTAGCAACAAAAAAAGCGTGAGACTTCATAGCCTTAGCTACGTACTCAACGCCTGTTAAACGATTTTTATAAGCATTAATACAATTAATACCCTGTTCATTAAAATGAGCTACATGCTCCGGTCTGGCTGAATCAGCATAGAATGGAACACGGTCACCATACCTTTTCTGAATATCCTTGGCCAAATCAGTCCAATAATCAATTTCTTTAAATTGTGCAGTATGTTCTTCAAGAATATAGAACCTATCTTGATCATCAACACCAGCAACCACAATACATCCCTTATGTTCATATCCCCAATCAACTCCACAAATAATAGTAAGATTATCAGGGATTTGTGAACGTGGAATAATCATAGTCTTTTGATTAAAGTCCTGGTAAACAATACCTTCAGCGGCTGCCCATTCTCCTTCAATAGCACGATCATAAAACATTCCAGCTGGTTCAGTTTCTTTGAGATTTTGAATATAGATTTTAGATAGAAAAGTATTATCGTCAATCCTAAAGTGATTGCTTCGAATAGCTTTGGAATGGTTAGGATTATCAATATATTTCTTTTTAAGCCAATGAGTTGGTATATCCGGATTAGTATCGCAGATAACTCTAGCCCCATCAGGTGAACAACGTTTTCTAATTTCATCAAAAACATCTTCAGTGGCAAGTGAAGCTTCATTGATATAGCCTCCATATGAGGTCATACCACGAATAGCACCCAATCCAGCAATAGAACCTGTAAAGGCTTGAACTATTTTGACACCTGGTAAATTTGGAAATTTGATTTCAAACGAATTATGTTTATCAAAATGAAAGCTTAGTCCAAATGTATTTTCTATTTCATTCAAAACATTGTTTTGAATAGTTTTACTTGAAACGCCACCTAAAATATATTGCGGATGTAACACCCCTTGACCTTGTGCAATTTCAGCAGCATGTCTAACATCTAGTAAAAATACAAAATTATCAACAAATGTCTTGCCGGCACGAACAGCACCATAATTTATCATCAAATTCCAAGTTGAATCGTTAACAACCTGGTCTAAAACGTTCAATTGCTTGGGAGTAAATAACTTATTCAGTGTCGTCATCAGCTACATCCTCCTGTATTTTATCTAGTAAATTACCAATTGCAGTCATTTGGCCATCATCATTGATACCAGCATCATGTGCTTTGACTTCTGCAAGTTTTGCTTCAGCCGTCAATTTACGAAGTTTAGCCTTGGATATGCTCTCATCATCTTTGAAGTATTTCATTAATGAATCAAGTGCCTTTTGCTTGTCGTACATTTCAACAACAGGCTCGCCTTTATCGATTCGAACAGATTTAATATTTGAAGTATCAATATCATCACTATCATGTAATTTAACAATATTCTCATAATAATAGGACTGCTCTCCAGTGTCAGGATCAATCTTAGGAACCCAATTGAAATTACCAGCACTATCTATATATTTACCAGTTTCAGACCGAACCTTATACCATTCGTGTTTCTTAACAGTTTTGAAATCTACCACGTCAGAAATATCCGAATTGGCTTGCTGAATATACTGCCTAATTATGTCAGCTGTATCAAAATATAGCTCTGTTGATAATTGCTTTTTCAAAATGGTTAACTGTTTTTTAACCTTAGCATTTCTTAGCATCCTAGATGCATTTACCATAGCTGTTTCACTATCACTATCGTATGCCTTTTGGTATGCCCAAGTAGCGTTGAACCGTTGCAAATAAAAAAGGCAAAATAGTTTTTGCTTATCATTAAGCTCACTATTTGCCTCTAACTCATCTATTATTTTGGGTGCAACTTTTTTTAGGTTTTGTATGCACACTCTTTTTAGCAGGTGCACCTCTTTGCCAACCATGTCTACTCTTCCATGATTTAACCGTATTAATTGAAACATCATACTTAGCAGCAATATCTTTGTATTTCATTCCAGCTAAGTAATTTTTCTCAGCTTCTTCCCATTTTTTCATTACATGGCACCTACCTCCTTTAAATTTCTAGTTTTTTTCCATAAATGGAAAAATCCGTAAGTTTTAAATGTGTTATATCCTTTTTTATGATTTGAAGAAAGGAGAATACATTTATGTTTAATTTAATAATTATTGTTTTACTTTTTATTTTACTTTTTCTGATTTAGTTTTCTTTTTGTTTTTCAATTCCCTGTCGATATCACCAATTATTTTGGCTTCCATTGGAGTCATCAGTCCACAAGATGTCTTAATCATCTTCATGATTCCACAGCTTTCTAAACTTCTTCTTAGCCTTGTATGTTCTAATTAATACAATAATTCCAGCAACTCCATACACCACGGCGAATAATCCCACTAAAATCAACATTGGACTAAATATCAACCACCACGACCAACTAATCAAGCCAAAAATCTTGGCTACAAAAATACTAAAGTAAATAATGTGAACATCATTCAACTACCTCCCAATCATCAGATAGCATATCTGTTTGACTTGCTAACCATCCTAATTGGATTTGATTTGATGTTGTTTTGATTGCCAAAAAGTCAGGAAAACTAATGTCACCACTGTCAATGAAGTGTGAAAGAATATCATCATCAGGATCATTATCTGTCCAATAATCACTCATCCATGCTGAATATGCCGCTTGAATATTTTCACCATGAATTAAAAAGATAAATTGATTTTTGCCGTTCCAATTCTTACGCTTCAATTTCTTGCCTTGCTTCAATTGTTCTAGTGCTTCACTAAATGTCATATTCTTTTCCTCCAAAATAAAAAGATCAGCCATGATTGACTGATCTAAAATTAATAGTTTGATTAGGATTTGAACCTACGTTGATGGTTTTGGAGACCACTATTCTACCAATTGAAATATCCTTGTAATGGTTCAAGTAGGTGTCGAACCTACAACCGCACGGTTATGAGCCGTATGATCTACCATTGAGCTATTGAACCCTTTTATAAAATTTGCTTTTTGAAGGTATTCCTTGTTTCTTACAAATCCTTCTTATAGTAGTTGAAGATACATTATATAACTTAGAAACCTGTGTAAAATTTCCATTATAGTTATAAAGTAATTTTTTAAGTTCTTTATAAGAGTATTCTGAATTATTTTGAATGCTTTCTAAAAAGCATTTACGACAATAACTAGCTCCCTTACTAATATGCTTACCACAGGTTTTGCACTTATTAGCTATTACCTTTTATTATAATGCTCTACCATATCAATTTGATTATATTCTCGTGAACACCACAAAAGATTGGTATATTCATTATTAAATTTATTATAATCAATATGATGTATTTCTTGATAATTATTGTCATTATTACAAAAAGCCGTTGCTACCAAGTGATGAATATACTCGTGCCTAACTTTATTATTTTCATATAAGTTTATTTCAAAGTAACCTAATTTTGTCTTATATGGTTTTAATAACCTACCTCTTCTAATTGTCTTAGTTCCATTATTATTAACATAATGGTCAATCGACCGAATATGACCTAAAGAAGAGATTTGAAACACCTTTGAATTTTCTATAAACTTCCATTTCTCCATACAAACCCTTTCGTTTTAAATAATTTATAATTAAAATACTCTAACCGATTGAGCTATCAAACTAGTGAAAATGTGGATATCCGGAATCGAACCGGATTGCTAAGTCTTAGAAACAAGTTGGTATTCAAAAAAAGGAATGTCTACAATTGTTGAGTGATTATCCAAAAATAAAGAGATGTTTTTTTGCTTAACAGTAGCCATGCATCCACATAGCATGACCAGCTTTATCATCACTGATCATATGAGGGTTAAAACAGCTGTTTAACGTCCGCCAAGACGATTGTTATCTGTCGTGGACCTTGGTTGAGTGGGTTGTCCTTCCCATGCTTGCTCCTTTTTTAAATTGGTAGAGTAACCAGATTTCTATATAGTCAGGCATGGAATCGAACCATACACCATCATTTGTATTTAGCGTTACCCTTTGCGCCACCGACTACCGTTGTTGTTTTACAAAAGAATCAATTAACGTTTTCTTTTATATTTTATGACCGTTTTCCGCCGGCCAATGTGAGAATGAGGATTCGAACCTCAAGCTAAATTGGAAGGAAAAACATTTAAATATTGTTGAGGGAAATACTAATTATTTTTTTAATTTAGCCCACCCATGTGTTCTCACGAAATGAAGAGCGTTATCATAACTCTTCTAACAAATGAGCTCCTTTTAAGTGGTAGAGTAACCGCATATCTCTTAATCTTTCGATAATACTAATATAACACGTAAAGTGGTCGCTCGTGTAACGCTCTTTCATCGCTAAAACATCGCTAAAACATCGCTAATACGTCGGCATTACATCGCTTTTTTTATTTTCTGGAATATAAACATGCAAATCGTAATAATCAATAAAAGCATCAGCAAAGTATAGCAAAGCCATATTCTTTAGCTCATTACATCGCGTTTGTCCATAGCCTAATAATTCTTGCAAATCAATGTTCGTCATATTATGGATATAATAATTTTTCAAAATAACCATATAATCATGCGGACAGTTGCTAATAAGTTTCATCGTTATTTGGATATATTCCTTTGCACCTAATTTACCCACAATTTTATCCTCTTGAGTATTTCTTGTATTAATTCCACTCCCAATACAATCAAAACTTGGAGACTGCACATACGTGAGACTCATGTGAGATTGAGCAATTAATCTTGGAAATTCATGCTCAAAATAATTTTTAACATTCTTAATTGTTTTTTCTTCATCAATATCTGGTAATAGTAATCCCACGATACATACAGCCTCCACTTATGATATAATTGATTTGCTGGAACCAATTAATTAGCTGCTCACTTTGTGGGTGGCTTTTTTGTTGTCTAATTATGATTCTTTGACTTGCTGATCTTAATCAATCGTCTCTGCTTTGGCCCACTATGTTTCCATTTATCTAACATTTTATCCAATGGATCATTGACCCACTCATTCTTAACTTCGTCGCTCATTGAAATATCTGTCGTATCAACGTTAATATTCACTTTGATGTCTTTAAGATTTACCATTACTTAAAGCCTCATTCCTATGTTTATTCCTTCTGGCATTCAATCGCTGCCACTCATCGTCTTCTCTATATAATTTTTTACCGATCCTGTTATTTTGACGTATTATGTCTTCTATATAAAAAAGCTCTTTATGCATAGCAGCTGCTATTTCTTTATTCTTATATCTATTTTCACGCATTTGATAGACTGCTAAATTATCATCTGTCATTTTCATCATCTAATTAAAATCGCTAAGATTTAACCTTCCTAATCTAATCATTTCTAATTTTGCCAAATGTTCTTGATTGGCCTTGTCAATAAACTCAACATCTTCATCGCTAATATGTAAAGCATCAGCAATTTCAATAGATAAATACTTATTACGCCTCATCTCATATACGGCACAATTTATATCTGTTAGCAAGTTCGTCCTCCCACAGAATTGATTGAATTATTCTGTTCTTAGTCTGATCACTAAGCTCTCTGTCAGCATTTCGAAACTCTTTTGGCATGGCATAAAAATGCTTTTGAATATAAATAATTGCTCGAACAATGTTGTGACATTCATCGCTAAACGCTGATCTCATGTAAGACTTATAGATATGCTCATAATTCATTATTTTGCCCCCTAGCCAGCTAAAACAAATATTTTATAATCTCCAACAACGTTCTTATTATTTTTAAGTTTCATGCTTATAAATCCATCATTATGTTTCAGAAACCTACTAGCCTCTGCCTTACTGTAAAAATAGTGACTTTCTTTAGTTTTGCTATTAACTAAAACAATTGGTTGAGCTTCGCTATTAAGGCCGTGATTATAAGCATGCATTAAATTGCCGTAATAATCGGTCCATTCGAGATTTTCAATATTGTTATTTGAAGTATTACCATCTAAGTGGTTTATAAGCTCAAATTTATTAGGATTAGGAATAAAAGCCGTAGCAACTAACCTATGTACTAAGAAATCTTTACTTTTTCCATCTTTCCAAAGAGTTACTCGCTTATAGCCGCCTTTATCAGTTTTGAGTTTCATAATTCTTTGCTTCCAATGTCTAACACCTACACCTTTTGTGTATGTAGTTTTATCCTTGTCCGTTCTTATAGTTCCTTTATTACTTACTTCGTAAATTCCTTTATATTCTGGTATTGGCTTGAATACTTCCATTAGTCTCCTCCTTAATTAGAAAGGCAAATCTGAATCACTAATATCCATTGGTTTACTGTTGTCAGCAAACGGATCGCTCATATTATTGTTTGAATTGTTAGATTGATTATTGTTGCTATTACTATTGTTCGATTGATTATTTGAATTATCATGAGCGTTATTACTTGAACTAGCATTTTTACTTTCAAGTAATGAGAAGTTCTCAACAACTACTTCAGTGACATATACACGCTGTCCTTGCTGATTCTCGTAGTTACGTGTTTGAATTCGTCCATCAAGCCCTACAAGTGAACCTTTGTGAGTGAAATTGGTGAAATTCTCAGCGGCTTTCTTCCAAATAACACAATTTATAAAATCGGCTTCACGTTCACCTTGAGAATTAGTAAATGTACGATTTACAGCAACTGTAAAATTGGCAACTGCTGCACCATTAGTTGTATATCTCAACTCTGGATCACGTGTCAGACGTCCTACTAATACGACTCTATTTATCATTGCCGCCCACCCCCAAATGTTTTTAAAAACGTCATTCAAATCATTAAATAGTTTTTCTTCATCAATATTATCTTCCGGATAATATCCTGCCAATATATGTACGGCACAGCTTAAAACTAAACTTCTTATTTCCCACTCATTACCAACAGTAAATAGATTTGCTCCTGTTTTAGTGCTTGTCGTCAAGATGATGGGTTCTTCACTATCAAAAGCTTCATTTAATAATTGAGTTGCCTGCTTTAACATTTTTTCCTTGTCATCCATTATTGAGTTCCTCCAATAACTACAGTTCTAATATCTAATTTTTCAATCATAGGAACAATGTCATGCTTCTTAAGTAGTCTGTATAGACCCACTCGGCCTTTTTGTGTCCATTTGGTTGTAATTCTAGGCGTACCGTCAACAATCCGAGTAGCTGAACTTGTCCAACCACGGTTATGATATTTTGAATATAAGAACCATTGGCCACCAAGCTTATATTGAACTTTCAACTTATGAAGCACCTTGTTAAATTCCTTGGCACTCATTCCGTAATCTTTAGCAATAGCGGTTGTGACCATCAATGACTTATTAGCAATTAACTGATCATAATAACTAGCCTTGGGCTTCATAGTATCAACTTGCTCTTGAAGATCAGCGGCTAAAAGTAGAGCTCCTCTGTAATCATCAGGAACTTGATAACCACCAACGTTCTTAGTTGAATATCCTAATTGCTTTTCATGCTTATAAGTCTCTTCGATTTTGATGAAATACTGGCGTGCTTGTTTGCCTTTTTCGTTACGTTGAATCATTGAAATTTCTTTGGCCATGTCTAAAGTCATTGCGTATTCGGTTCTAGGCCTGCCACCATGGCTTTTCGCCAAAAACGGCGTAAAGTCTTTTCCTTCCTCAAATCCATATTTGATCATATCCTTAAACCAATTTGAGAAATCTTTTCCAATTTCTAGAAATTTATGTAAATCTCGACCGCTCACTAAGATATTTCCCTGTTTATCTTTCTCGGTTGGAATTAATTCATTCATCATCTTCTGTGCCCTCCGTCAAAAAAGCTCCCTATAATTAATGCAAATAAGAAGGTTAATATTACTACACTCATCTTGATCTCTCCTCTTGTTCAAATTTCCATTCTTCAATTTCTACTTCAACTCTTGGATGCTCGTCATAATCTTTACTAATATCAAAATCAGTTATCTGGCCATCATCGAACCAAGCACGTTTTAAGCCATCTAGAACACCCTTGGTGTAATTGTCTAAGTCTGGCTTAATCGTTGGTCTAACTTCATGATTAGCTCTTCTAGCGTGTTCTTTTTTGCTCAGGCTCTTCTGAATTGGTCGATAAAAATGTATATGTGCTATTAGTGGTATTCCTCGTTCAAATAGCTGTTTGTTGTGGTACTTATCCCAATACAGAATCTCAATATTGTTTTTGTAAACTCGATATTTTCCTTTGGTGTACGCTTTTCTCTTAAAACTCTTTGAATTGAATCCTGGTCTGGATGCTGAAACGGGGTTACCTTCAATCACTAATTTCAATTTCATTGAGCAACACGCTCTTTATATCCAAATAGCTCATTTGGCGTGATGTCTAAGGCATCGCAAATCTTTTGAACATCCTGGAACTTGATTGACTTGTAAGTTAGTTGTGACATATGAACTAAGGTCCAATATCCAACACCTGAAGCATCTGCTAAATTTTGAATAGTCATTTTTCTAGGAATCAAAAGAGATCTTAAATTAAAGTTGATCATTGCTATTCACCTCGCTCAGTCTTCTAATTTCAGAATCGTAGCAATCTTGCAGAAGATACATCTTGCTAATTGTTTCTCTAAGATTTTTCATAAAGATTGGACCATAAGCCCTATTTTTGTGCTCTTTATTGAATTGGGTATCTTTCTCAAATTCATGTTCCATTTCACGAATCTTAGTGTTAAATTTGACGGAATCTATCGATACCTTCTTTATAATCGCTTGTCTTTCGTCTGAACTCAATGACTGAGAACGCCTATACGGCGCCTCTTTTCGATTAATTTGTAGCATTTTTTCTACCTCTCATTTTTGCTAATCTTTCCTGTAATTCTTGTGAATTCTCTGGAACTTCTTCAGCTTTAACCTCATCCCAATTAGTAGCCGTTTCAATACGGCTCTTTTGATATCCGTTTTTCTTCTTCCTGGGCTTACTGTTTAGATAGCTTTCAAACTTAGCACCGAAAAGGGTTGAGGGTCTCAGGTATTCATTCATTTTTGGATCAACTAGCCAATCAACACACTTTATATCAATGACCTTCTTAAAATCGTCCAATTGATAGCCTTCATTCCAGCGAGCACGTATGTGCTTCTTACTGGTCTCAGCGTATCTAAAGTGCTTGTTTGCTTTTTGATTCAAATAATCGATTACTTGTTTGTAAGGTGGGGTTGGTCGTGCTTGCTCGACAATATTTTTATTACTATGCTTTTTATTATCTAAAACTAGTACACTACCCTTATCATTTTCTAAGTACCCCCCTTTAGAAAACTTAGTAGGGTCCTTTAATTTATTAACTACCCCCTATTTAATTTTCTAACTGGGTACATATATCTTTTTTCGACTTGCTTAGGATTTTTCTTTGAATATATTTTTTGCGTTTTAATATATCCTTTTTCTTCTAAACTGGAGATCAATTGAGAAACCCTGCCAGAAGAAAGATTCATGAATTCAGCAAGATAATTATTTGATGCGAAACATGCTTGCTCCTTCGTGGATAAACTGTCTATTTCGAGATAAAGAATTAATTCATTTTTATTTTTTAAATTCTTATCAAACCACAAATCAGCAGGTATCCAGATTCCTTTGAATCCACGTTGATATTTTTCAGCCAAAGTCTTATTCTCCTCTAACCGCCTATATGCAATTTCTTGCGGTCCTCTTTGTCTAATTTGATTGGTTTAATGTGATACTTTTGAAGGAATGTTTTAATTCCTATTTTGTGTTGCTCAGTGTGATGTATTCGGCATAGTGACATAAAATAGAATTTACTATGATCTATATGGTGTCTGTTTCTTCCCATCCTTACAGCTTGATAATGGGCTATGTCAGCGTGTTTACCACAAATACAGCACTTTCTATGTTCCAAACATCTTAATTGCATAGCGTAATCATTTGGCAACATATCCCAGGTCTTCGACCTAAATGGAACATCATTTTCAAAGCAGAAATCCAACAACCAACTAAGATACTTATTAGCCTGTGTCATTGAACAATTCGATAGGCTGAACATGTCAGCACCCGTATTGGTTAAATAGGTCCATTTCATGACTTGAGGTGTTTCTTTCTCAACAGAGTAACCACTCCATTTACTAATATCGCCAATAATCGCATAAATCTTTTTTCTTTGATCAGGGCTAATTGAACGTCCATCGTCAATATTTAATTCAACTGTTGGTCTTTTATTAGCAGCTAGCTTAGTTACTTTTAAAATATTTAAATCATCATCAAGTTCCAAGCTAACCTTCTTACCTTGAATTCCTAGCAGCTTGGCAAAAGTCCTCATGCTTTTTGAGTGGCTCTTTCAAATTGTTCTGCCATGCCCATCTTTTCGGATTCTTTTTGCTTGCTAGGAACCTCTTCAAATGATTGTGTTGTCTGTTCTTTATTGGATGGTAATTTAACGACTGAATCAATTTTATGAAGATTTGAAATAGCATAGCGCAATTGGTTCTTATCCCAATGTTCAAATTTAATATTGGATTGATTCTCCCAACCTACTACAGTTCTCTTATTTTCATCATCTAAATTAAAAAGCTCTTGAACCTTAGCAATCAGTGCTTGACGTTCTTCTTCAGGATCAACGCCTTCTGATGACCATTCGTAAATTTTGTATCCTGTTTCTTTAGTAATAGGCTCAACACCATCAAACATATTTGTATTGTCTTTTACAGCCTCGGCCGTATGGTCCTGATTAATATTGAAATTAATAGCGAATTCATATTCCCATCCACTTCGTATTTCTGGCTGTAATCCAACCTTGACGGGAACAACTTTTCCTTTATCATTTTTTTCCATGTCATAGCCAGTTTTGCTACGTGCTGTGCTAATGATATAGATTGAATTAGCCGTTAACGTATGCAACATGTTGTTAATATTAGGTTTTACTTTATTCCAAGCTGTCATTTGAGCTTTTGAATTTTTACGTTGAATATCATCGACGATATCTTGAATGCCACCTTTACCACTCCAGAGATGTGATAGGGAATCCAAAATAATAACTTCAATACCCATTTTTTTAAGTTCATTAACACCCTGCATTAAGGCTTTGTCATTGTATGGTGGTTCAAAATTGGCGTGATAAAACTCACCAATATGGACTCCAGCTAATTCTGTATCAGCATAATATTTAGCCCTTTCATGCTCTGTATCAATGACAGCAATCTTTTTCCATTGATCTTCTTCGGACAACTTCGGAAACATCTTTTCAATGATTCCTTTGGCCATAATCAGTGAACTAGCCGTTTTGCCAGAACCTGATGCACCTGTAACCAAAATAGGAATTTTAATTTTTTCACGTTTAGCAATTGTTATTTCCATGATTAATCCTCCAATTCTTTTAATGGCTCAATCATTTCGTTACTAATGTTGTTTTTAATAATGAAATCATTAAGTAACTTGAGCTTGTCAAAATCACCTGTAACTCTAAAAGCCATTGTCCATTGACTTGGTGCATCATCATCAATAGCCTCTTCTTCATCAACAATTTCACCAGTCTCTTGATCAACAGTTTTATCTTCAACTTTGGTTTGTTGAGATTTGCGAATGGCATCTTCATACTCTTGCTCATTCTTCTTTTGCTGCTCTTTACGTGCTTTATCTTCAACAGCCCTATCAATAGATATAAGAAGTTGTTTGATGTCGGTATCCTGGTCAATTTGACTTAACCAGCCTGACGAATCAATACCTTTTGTTTTGCAATGTTCATCAACTAATTTTTTTATTTAGTTCCAATGATTCTTGCTGATGTTTCAGAGCAGTAAAGCCATCTTTGAGCGTTCTAATGAGCTTTGTTTGGCTCATCGTCTTATTAGTCCACTCGTGCTCAATTTCAATAGTATCCGGATTAATTCCATATTCAGGAGCCATCTCATTGATTAATTCCCTGACTTTATTAGCTCGCTCATTACGCTGTTGGGTTTCGATATTGGCAATTTGTTCACTGATTGGACCAATGGTCTGTTTCAATATAGTTTGAAGGTCATCTATGTTTAATTTGAAATCGTTATAAGGCTCGTTGTATTCCTTCTTGATTCTCTTACGCTCGGTATCGATAGCCTTAACCAATTTATTAAGTTCTGCTTTAGCACTCTTAGCGCCAGCCAAACTTTCATCAGTGGCAACTAAGTCTTTATACTGATCAGAAAAGTTTTGAACTTTTGCCTTTAATTCAGCGAAGTTATTGATTTTTAATTCTGAAGGCTTGTATGTGACACTAAATTCATTTGAAACAGTTTCAACTTTGTTAGACATGTCTAAAACTCCTCTCCCTTATCTGCTAAAATGTCCCATTCTTCTTGCTTACGTTCATATAAGCTATCTTCATCAATCTTGCTTTGTTCATCGGATAAATGATTATCATAATTAAAATCACCCATAGTGTGATTCTCCTTTTGTGTTAAAATAAATGTATAAATTATTAGTAATACCTTGGACTCTCTATTTAGTGGATAGAGAGTCTTTTTTTATGACCTCAGGTGTTCGTTTGGTATAAGTATCAGTAGTGACCTTATCAGTTTTGCCAAATAATGAATCAAGATGCTTGTGCCAAAACTTTTGAACTGATTTACGTTTCTTATCATCAATATCAAATAAATTAAGAAAACCGCCTTCTTCTTCGGCAACTGATCCAATACCTAAACCAACGATGGTAAACATCCCAAAACCAAAAATAATATCTGATGTAATCATTCAAATCACCTCCTAAAATGTGAATCTGTACGTATATTTATCCTTTTCTGAACGAATCAAGCTTGCATTCAAATCAGCTTCAGACCATTCGTAAATGAGTTCTTCAGGAATTTGAGTGTCAAATGATTCCTCCATGTTTGAGAATCCTTGTTTGATTAGTAATAGTGTCTTTTCTGGAACTTGTTCAATTTTAAAAGAGCTCTTTGCTAGTTTTCTTTGACGCTTGTATTCTTCTGGATCAAACATATTTAAAACTCCTTAAATTAAAATATTTTGTTTCTTCTTGCTGATGAACTCATCTAAGTCATCTGGATCAATACGGCGTCTGCCTAATTTGTAACTTGGTAATCCTTGATGCAACCAGTTGTAGATGGTTCTACGCTTAACTAATGCATAAGCAGCGGCTTCATCAACGGTTAAAAATTCATTCACTTTTGCCATTATTTTCGACCTTCAATCATTACTAGTTTTGGTGTCATATGTCGCTCATATCCTAGCTGTATAGAGATAATGAAGGATATTGCTGCTGACTCTGTTACTTCCTTAACATCTCTTGAATATCTAACAGTGTCATCATCTTCAACTTGGCTAAGGATTTCTTCTAAATCAGTAAAGGCTAAATCACTTTCGTGAGCTTCCTTAACACAAGCAAGAATCATTGATAATGAATCACTTCGGTATCTCTTTCTAAAATCAATAAACGGATAATTGTATTTGTAGCAAATTACAGCGTAAGTAAAGAATCCATCTTTAAAATATGAAGTGATTGAATCCAAATACTTGTCTGGAATATGCTTGTTATACATCCAATCGTATGTACTTCGTTCACTGACGCCTGCGGCATTTGCTAATTGCCCAGGACTTATATTTTTCTCATATTTCATTGTTAAAAACTCTGCGAAAATATCCACATCGTTCAAAACAATCACCTCCTTTAAGGCTCTTTCGTATTCAGACATAACGTCTATAATTTGAATAAGAAAGGTAGTGAATAACATGAATCTAACTAAGATAAAACAATTAAACCTTTTCCCATTTAACGATGTAAAAAATGATTGATTGGCTTATAAAACAAATATCTACTCAATGGATTGCGATTATTACTGCAATAGCTGGCTTTATAGCTTGGAAACAGGAACATTCAAAGCTAATTGTGCGAGCTGACGAAAAAACTCAACGAATCTCTGAAATTGGCCTAAATAATGGAACTTCCCTAGTTAATAAAAAATCAAGTACTCAGCGTTTATCTGTGTGTCTTATTAATCCTTCAGAAGATGATGTAAGTTTTTTTGATCTCAGAGTAACTTTAAATACTCATGAAGTTTTTTATTACACAAATCTCACATTTAACAGCATGAATAACTTAAACGGTATAAAGGCTGAATCAATTACTCCCGTTAATGCCGACGGAATATCCAATGAACCAATTGCAGTATGGCTGCCACAGGCCAACTATGGAACCGTACAATCACACGGTTTTGTTCAACTGGATTTAATTTTTCATTCCAAGGAACCATGCGAAAATGGGATAGTTTTGATGAAGCTTGCTCAACCTCATAATTTACTTGGTCGCCTTCGTCATTCACGTTTCGTTCCAAAGTGTTTACGTCCAAAGCGTGGTTTTGTTTTTTCCGAGACAAAAGAAGTTTCTCTGCCTTTTCACGTGAAAGAAGTGTCATAACTGGCTCTCCAGGAAAATATTTATCTCGGAAATCACTTGCGTCCTCATATGTTTTGAATCTTCTTGCTGATGAAAATATAAAGTATTCTTCACCTTGGTCTATCATCTCTACTACCTCCTTAGAGAATCTGAAGTAGCAACCCTTTTTGTTCATCTAAAGAATTTAAATGAACATCAATATTAATTTTCGGTTTACTTGTTTTCATTTTCTTGATTCCTTCTGATAGTTGTAAATATCTTTGTCGGTATCTAAATTGATACCGACTTTTTTTAATTCTTCAGGATCAACTTCATATAGTGCATCAGGATAAATACCATATTTATCGTAATAATTTTGACAATGTATAAAGAAAATCATTCTTCGAGTTTTAATTAATTCATTCTTTAATTCTTTTAATAACTCGATTTCTTCATTTTTCACCGTTATCATCCCTTTCTCGTTTATTTGTCTCCAACGGTTGTCTACAATTGAAGTAATTCATTGCTACACTTTATGCATAGAACAAAAAAGGTAATAAATTACTTTCTACTCATTTCGAGTAGTTCGTGTTCAAAAAAAATAGTCCAATCAATTCCTAAAATTTCAGATACATCTTTTGCTTTATCGATACTTGGATTTCTTACTCCTTGTTCCCATGAAGCATACGTAGTTACTGGAATATTCAGAAGCTCTGAAAATTCTAATTGGGTCATATTTTTTTGCTCACGTATTTCTTTTAACCATTTTCTTTGCTTCATTTCTTTCTCCTTTCTACACATATCGTGTTGCTATGTTTATAATATACTACGCATTATGTGTATTGTAAAGAGTTTCTACTCTTTTTGTGTAATTTAATTTAAATACACAATTTGTGTAGTATATTTATATCGAGGTGATTAACATGTTTGCTGAAAGATTAAAACTTTTAAGAAGTCAAACAAAAATGACACAAAAAGAAGCAGCAGTAAAAATCGGTGTTGCTCCTACTACATATGCTTCGTGGGAACAAGGTAAACGTGAACCAGATATTTCTTCTCAAAACAAACTTGCTGATCTTTATAATGTAACTTTAGATTACATGAGTGGTAGAACTAATAATCCACTCCCTCCTTCAGATAATGAACCAGAATTAATGGCGGCTCATTTGGATAAAAAATATTCAGACTTATCTCCAGAAGAACAAAAACAGGTGGATGATTTTGCCGACTATGTTAGAAACAAGAAGAGAAACAATAAATAGGACTGATTTTATTGAACAAACTAGAAAAGTTAATGAGTAATTATCCTGAATTATCATTTACATTTACCAACAGAATGCCACTTTTTCAGGGAGCATACATATTTAATAATGAGGTTTATATAAACTCTAATCGAGATTACAGGCAAAATCTTCAGGATTTGGCTGAGGAAATTGGACATTGGAAAACAACGTCTGGTGATATTCGAAAGGAATCAACATTGTATGATCAAAAACAAGAACACGAAGCACGTCAATTTGGCTATATGATGATCGTTAGCCTTGATGGATTAATTGATTGCTTTAAAAAAGGTATTGCAACACCTTGGGATATAGCTGATTATTTTGAATGTGATATCGATTATATTTGGAACGCACTAGATACATATAAGATTAAATATGGGGAAAACTTTGACTATAAAGGATATAACTTTGATTTAAGACGTGGATTTAATATGGCTAGAATTAGAGTAAAATCAAGATAGTAATGGTCCAAAATCTGATGACGTTAAAAGCTGAAATTATATTTAGGGGAGGATTTTTTTATTATGAAAAATCTAAAAATAAACATCTGGACTGGGATTCTAGATATTATTAACTGTATTTTGTTTGCAGTTTCATGGCCTGTTATTTTTAGTACGGCTGCAAGTGATGCATTTGATGGTACAAGTATGACAAACGGTGCAGGAACATTCTTCTATGTTATGGCCGCAATCGGTTTAATTATTAATGTTATTGCTCTAATTCAAAGTAAACAACACAATATTTCAATTATTGGACCGGTATTAGGAATTATTGGTAACGCTCTATTCTTCTTGTCAGGTGCTATGGCATTCCCTGCTATGGTTGTATTAATCGTTGGAACTGTATTCGTATTCCTACATCACCCATCAAAAAATGCTAAGGGGGTAAATTAATATGAACAAAGGTAAACCATTCTATAAAATTTGGTGGTTTTGGTTAATTGTCGTTGTCTTAGTTGTTATTATTTTTGGAATGATTGGTGGCGGCGGAAGTTCATCTGATGATGATACTTCTAATAAGGCATCTGGACACACTACAACACAAACAGAAAAAGGTGCAAAATCATCTTCAAATAAAGATACCTTGGATATCAATTACGATAATCACAAGATTTTAGATCAAAAATCTTATGACGTTTCATTTAATGATAATTCTTGGCAACCAGCCAACATTAAAGTCTCAAAGGTATCTATCTTTAAATTGAATCCATACACTTCATATGATGACTCAAATACTAAAGCTGAGGGCTATATTATCATTCATATGAGTGTCGCAGCTAACAGAGACATTACGACTTATCCTGATCAAGGTACCTTAGTAACAAACGACGGACAACAAGTAGATGCTGTTCTTGATACCGTTAAAGGGTACAAAGAAAATTGGGCGGGAGAAATCTCCAAAGGTGTTACAAAACAAGGTGATATCCTCTTCCCTATTGAAAAGCTAAGTAAGATTAGTGATATGAAGACATTACGTCTTAAGTTTGATGCTTACTACGATACAGACAATTATGAAGATGAAAATGCTCAACATGATTACGACATAACTTTAAATTTAAATCAATAATTAGCCGGAAACGGCTTTTTATTTTAGACAGTTCCAAGAAGAAGCAAATTCTAGGTATATAAAATACATTCAAGATATGAGGACAAAAAAACTATTTTGTAAGGGGTAAAATGATGTCACTTTCTGACTTATTCAAAACACAGCAGTACAAAGAAACTATAGAAACACTTAAAAATGAAAACGCCGAACTCACAAATAGGAACAATGAACTTACTCAACAGGCCAATTTAAAATTAACTGCTAGTCAAATGAAACCGGCTGAATTAAATGAACTAATTAAAAAGAAACAAGATGAATTAAGCTCAAAAAAATCTGAACTTAGTAACATAGTGAAAACGCATGAAAGCACATTGTCTAAATTAACCACCGAAGAGTCCAATTTACGTAATGAAATTTCGAATTTAACTTCACAAATATCATCACTGAAAAAGGAATTGGATGACACTGAAGATAAATTGAACATGCAGTCATACGGACTCTATAAACCACGGTATGATTTTGCAAATTCTCTTGGATATAAGGCTCGTCTTGATGAGGTCCGTCAAACACAAAAAAGAATGATTCGTAGCTTTGAAGCATACTCTATTTTCACCCCAATGACCTTAAACAACTCAGAAGCAAAAGGCCGCTCAATGCAAAAAGAAAAACGGAAAACAACTGATTAGAGCCTTTAATGGTGAATGCGAAGCTGCAATCAACAAAATAACTTATTCTAATATAGATCGTATAGAGAAACGTATACATAAATCCTACGACCAATTGAATAAACTAAATGATCCGAATGGAATTTCTATTGCGCCTGAATACTTGGACAGCAAGATAGATGAACTACATCTAGCATATGAATACTCTGAAAAGAAACAAGAGGAAAAAGACGAATTACGTGAACAGCGTGAACGTGAACGAGAAGATAAAAAAGCACAAAAGCAAATCCAAGACGCTCAAAAGAAATTAAATAAAGAACTTGATCATTATAAAAAAGCACTCGTAGAACTTACTGCTAAATTATCGACTTTAGAGGGAAAAGAACGTGACGACGTTCAGCAAAGCATTGATGAACTAAATCAAAATATCTCTAAAGGTGAAGCAGAGAAAAACGATTTGGATTATCGACAAGAAAATGCCACGGCTGGTTATGTCTATATAATTTCAAATATCGGCTCTTTTGGACCAGATGTAGTAAAAATTGGCGTTACAAGGAGACTTGATCCTCAAGAACGGATTGATGAATTAGGATCCGCATCTGTTCCATTCAAATTTGATGTTCATGCATTTATATTCTCATATGATGCATATTCACTAGAAGCCGAATTACACCAACGTTTTAATGATAAACGTATCAACAAAGTTAATAATAGAAAAGAATATTTTCACGTATCAATTGATGAAATTGAAAAAGTCTTAGAAGAATATAAGGATTTGACGGTTGACTTTCATGAGATTCCAGAAGCAGTTGAATATAATCAATCATTGGCTTTGGAACATTAGGGTTTATATTTTATTAATTTATATAACACAAAAATAATTAACAGTAACTCTGGAATCTATTATTCACGATATGGGGGATATCGAAATGAAACGTATTATTACTTCTGCTCTACTAATTGTTACTACTCTTTCACTAGTAGCATGTTCAAATAACAAGTCATCCAGTTCTTCTGCTGACAAAAATGATAAAACAACAGCGGTGGCTAAAAAGAAAACCACAAAAAAGAAGACCCTTTCTAAAAAGAAAAAGTCTTCTAATAAGTCTAATCAAAAGAATACTGATAACGGCAATCAACAAGAATCAAATCAAACTGATTCACAACAAACTAATAATGGCCAACAGGCTCAAAATCAGACTTCTCAGCAATCTCAACAAGCATCAGATGCAAATACCAATAATCAACAAAGCCAGCAACAACCTGCTCAGAATAGTCAAAACACACAACAACAAGCAAGTAGTGGTATCTCGTATGATGAAAATACTTTAACAGGATTCGTTAACAAATATGGTGAATCTCCTGCCGCTTATAAAATGGATCATGATGGAATGTCACAGCAACAAGCGTTAGAAAGTACGCCAGACAACATGAAGACGTTTGGTGAGATGCAAACTCAAACAGGAATGCAACAAGGATATATTGACCAAAATGGTAACTACACTGGCCAATGATTTTAAATCATTATAAGTGAATATTCGACGGTATGACTAAATATTGGAGGTACAAACATGGAAAATCCTTTTGACAAATATACTGTATATTATGAACCTAGTGTCGTAAAATTCGACATTAAATTATTAAAGGGAAGTTTATATACAAAGTCTAGTAACGATTCGAAGATAAAATTAAACATAATTGCTGATACTTATATTCCTTACGTTGGTCATACAATTAAATCACTTGATTTCAATTTATATGCCTTAAATGACAGATCGGATATCTCTAATCCAAATGAATTAAATCCTCTAAAACCCATAGTAGGGCTAAAAACAAACGTTAGCGAAATTAGAGCATCTGACGATTTAAAATTGCAATCTGAAAATGGTGTCTTTAAATTAAACTATACATTTGAGCTATCTTCACCATTCGTCGGAAGTAACTTTAATTTACTTGGAGTTAATATTGTTACTAATAACGAGTCCATGAAGGATGGAAAAATAACAAAGAAAAATATTTATACTACCGTTATTCCAACTTACTACCTGGAAGGCAATAACAATGAATAACAAAATAATTCCATTAACAAACTATAAACCAATTCTCCCTGAGGATATGGACTCTTTTAATAGTGGTACAATCAAGAAAAGTAGTTCAGATCACTATAATAATGATGGAGGTGGATCTGATATGGATAAATACGCTACCAAAGAGGAACTTAAACACACTCAAGAATTATTATCCGAAAAAATTGATCATCGATCAGACGTCATCGAAGAAAAAATAACTAATCTGAAGGCTCAAATTGAATCAAGTAATAAAATATTATATTGGATTCTAGGAATCTTTGGAGCAATATTCACCAGTTTATTAGTTGCGTTATTGACTAAATAAAGCCTTAATTGGCTTTTTTATTTTTAACGCCCAAAGAACATATGTGCCCCTAAATTTCAAAATATCCCCTGCTTTCTCGAAAATTAATTATTTAAGTGTACCAATTACATACATATAAAATTAAAAAAACGTGATTTCTTGCGTTTTTATGAAAGGTTGTATTTTATGCCTAAAAAGCGAGTTTCAAAAACAATAAAACCCTATGTTCTAAAGAATGGCCAAACTAGATATAAATTTGCTATAAGGGTCGACGACAAGCACACAACTACCAAACGTGGTTTCTATACACCTAATGAAGCGGAGATTGCCTACATCAATCTGAGGGAGGAAATACTTAATAATGACTTTGACCGCCATGGTGGCCATATTAAATTCCAAGAGATATATGAAGCTTGGCTTAGTAGTTACATGAATACAGTTAAGCCAACAACTTTTTATAAAACTAAAAAAGTATTTGAACTTCATATAATCCCCTTTTCGGCGAAAAGTATATTAAAGATATTGATGTGAATGACTGTCAAAGAGCCCTGGATAATTGGGTAGCCAATCTGATTCATTACAAAATTGTATGCAACTATACTAATAGCGTGTTTAAAGAAGCTATTAGACGTGATTACATATCAAGAAATCCAATGGATCGTTTATCTATTCCAAAGCGTAGCAACAGAATGGATGAGGTTGAAAAGAAAAGAAATCGAAAAAAATTTCTATACTATTGAAGAACAAGAACGATTTTTAAAAATGGCTAGAAAATCCGACTATGAAAAATATGCTTTCTTCAGACTCATAGCATTTACTGGTTTAAGACGTGAGGAAATCCTTCCTTTAAAGTGGAAAGACCTCAATGGTAATAAGATTATGATCAATAAAGCCCTGGTATTCATCGATAATCAAGGCTACAGCATTCAATCTACTAAGAATGAAGATATCAGGAACCTGATACTTGATTCTGAAACAGTATCAGTCCTAGAAAATTGGAAAAAGCTGCAACAAAAAAAGGTCTTCCTGAAGGACCAGGAAAACCAATATATTTTTTACAGCACTACGACTGATGATCACTATTCCATCAATACACCACGAAGATGGCAAAAAGTAATAAATAATGCAATCGATTTAAATCACAACGTAACACTTCACGGATTCAGACATACACATGGAACATTGCTACTTGATAACAATCCTAATCTAACTGTTAAGGATTTGCAAAAGCGATTAGGACATAAGGACTTATCGACAACAATGAATATCTACCTTCATGCTACTGATAAATCTGATAATAAAATTTTAGATGCTTTAAATAATTTAGATAAGAAATCCAAAAAAAGTAATGATGATGATAAATAA